CAGGCTCTGCAGGGTGCTGGCGCCGCAACAAGAATTACTGTGCCGCTGAGTTTAATCACGACTGGCGTCTCGAATGCGCCGACGGAGAAAGAGATTCCTTCACGGAATGTAGGGAACGTTGGGGGGGCAACACCAGCACCCACTTCGGTTCTGCTGCCTAAAATGCCTACTTTCCGCTTACCTATGCCTCCAGCCTGGGGCGCAGGCGCCTGATCGCCGCGCTCTTAACCCGGCATCCCGATCCTGACAGGGCATTCTGACTCTCTTCGACATCGAGCGACTGCACCTGCCGGCATGTGCGCACGAGAGCCACAATGCGGCCATTCGAAGCGAGGCGCCGCAAAGCTTCGAGGCGTTTTGCACTTTGTGGAGGCCAAAGTCACCGAACTTGGCGGCGATCCACGCTATGAGATTGCCCGCATGCGCGTGCTCTGCGATCATGATCCTGTCGAAGCCATCGCCATCGCCAAAGCGGTTGTGAGGTGCGCCGACACCTGATGTGAGAGACGGACATGCATCGTCATAAGCGGCTGAACCTTGTCATTCTGGCGTTGTTCCTCAGCATCTGGGGGCTCGGCGCCTGGGGGTTCATCGTCTCGCAGGGCGACACCTGGCGTGAGTCGAAAGCGGTTTTCTCCGCAGCCTATAAATCGTTGCAAATGTTCGGCCTCAATTTCGATCTGGAACCGAGGAAAAAGGAGGCCGGTCAAGCGACCTCGGAAAAGACCGATCCGCCGGATGTGTCAGCGCCCAAACCCGCCAGTTCAGGCGATGCCGGCGAGAAGGTTGTGGAATGGCCTCTGCAAATCGCCCGCTTCCTCGCTCCAGCCTTCACCGCCTTGTCGGCCATATTGCTGATCTCTCGGCCATGGCGCGTTGCCCTGCAAATTTGCCTTCAGATTTTTTGGAGCTATATCATTTATTTTAAAGCTGCATGGCGCGGGCAGGAGCCGGGCAAGGATCGCAGACAACGCCCATCGCGCATCATCGTTTTTGGTTACGGCCCGGTCGGTCGTGCGATTGCCCGGCGTTTCAGGACTTCGGACACCATCACTGCCATTGATCTCGATCCTGATGGCTCGAAGCAGACCGCCGCGGACGAGGATGGCGTGCTGTTCGTGGAGGGTGACGGGTCACATCCCGAGGTGTTGCAACGCCTCTATTTAGCGAAAAGCAGGCTGGTTTTTGTCGCCTACGAAGAGGACAACACCAGTCTTGATGCCGCAGTGGCCATCACGGCGTTTACAAATCCGAAGTACAATCAGCCCAGAGAGCCAGCGGTTCGCCTGATCCTGAAGTCCCTGAGCCTCGGGCAGCACCTGGCCGACAGCCAGCTTGCCATGGTCAACAAGCTGCATCAGGTCGAGCAGTTCATGCTCCCGGAAATGTCGGCCATTCGCCTGTGCGAAACGGCGCGCTTTGACCGCGTTGCTCTGGAGGCAAAACAGCCCCGCACACATGTTGTGATCATCGGGTGCGGTGCCCTGGGACAAGCGATCCTGAGCGAAGTTCTGCTGACTGCCTGGCGGGTCAAGCTACAGCCGCCGATGGTGACCGTCTTCGACTGTTCCATCGACCCGGTGCGATCGAGTATCGAGTCGGCGGCGCCCGCCCTGTTCATTGTGCCAGGCACGCCCGGCGGCCTGCCGAAACATTCCGCGCCGAAACTGGCGTTTTACAGCACCTGCGCGCAAGGCTTTGATCTTGATGATCTTAACGCTTTGGCTCGCCTCCCACAGGAGCCCGTAACCGCCTTCGTGATTGCGACGGGACGTGATGAAGTCAATCTTGAAACGGCGCTGCTTCTGGAAAAGGCTATGCTGCAAAGGCAACTCAAGGCAGCTCCGATCCATGTTCGGTTGTCGAACAAGTATCATGTCGATGCGATCGATTTGGGAACGGCTGGCATTGGCCTTATCTCACCATTTGGGTCGCTGGACGAAATCGTCAGCTTCGGGCGAGCATTTGACGATGATCCTGATAAAATTCCACGCAAAATCCATGATCTATACTGTAAACAACAGAAAGCGGACGATAATACGCTTGGACAGGCAACGGAATGGGACAAACTGGAGCCGACTTTTAAAAATGCCAATCGTCGGCTGTACCGGCACGCTGCACAGAAACTTGAGGACTTCGGTTTTCAGGTCAACAGCCGCCATCACCGCTTGATGCGCGTAACTGGAGAGCAGGCCGAGGAGATCAGGAATCTTAAAGAATCCCTCAAAGATCGTTATGGGAGCATACCTGACATTCGAGATAAGGATTGCCCAAGCCAAGAGACGCCGGAAGCTCTGCTGGGTCAAATGGCCTGTCTGGAGCATGAGCGCTGGATGACTGAACGAGCGCTTTCAGGATGGCGTCCTGCGAACTTGGAAAAGCATGAAAAGCGGGACAATATTAGAAAAATCCATCAGTTTATGCTCCCGTGGAAAGATGTTGATGAAGATACTCGCCGCAATGATCTTTTGCTGTTTTGGGCCCTGACTTTGCAGTCTGATGGAAATGAGCCTGAAATTTTTAAACAAAAAACATGTAAAATATGGCTTCATGAATTAAAAAATGCATCTAAAATAGATGTAATATTTCGCGCGCTTCAGATAGAAGAAGATATTGATGATAAAAATAACAATATTACTGTTTATTGTGTTTGTTTTGGTGTGTTAAAATTTAATGAAAACCATGTTGACCGTTTGTCAATAGAGGCAGCAAATTACTTGTTGAAATTTATTGAAAACAAATGCTTAGAGAAAAGAATGATTCGAATCAATTTTAAACTTGATTTGTGCAGGCGAGATAATTTTTTGTGGGTTGTCGAGGAATTATTTGATCGAATTCATGATCAATCTATAGAGATTACCGTTTCATGGAGCAATGAGGCAATACGCCTTGGACTGGTTGGCCATAGGGATACGAGCCGGGCAGGCGGCGATGAAGTGATCGAGGCGCGCCTCAAGGCGCGCTTCCTGAATTATGCTATTGAAGGAAATGATATTGAGCTTGTTTCTGGCTATGCGCCTGGAGTTGATAAAATTGCCGTCGATACGTGGGCTCACTTGGGGTTGCCAAAGCCTAGGATTGTCATGCCGTATTCTGAGACGGAAAAGAATGGGAGCGTCGTTTATTGGACAGGCGAGCCCGGGACGGCGGGAGCAATAGGGTACCCCGAGGAAAAACTTAAGAATATTGGGACAGTTGTTGTCGCAGCACGAGAACCGCATGAAACGGGGCATCAGGCGCAACTGAGATACCTGCTTAACAACATCGATGAACTCATCGCTGTTTGGGATGGTAAGGTTTCCAGCGCCCCTGGCGGGACATCTGATGCTGTCGATCGGGCAAAAAATAGAAATATTCCGATTATTTTCTCTTAGTTATTATATAGTTCTGTAATTCAGAATGAAATTATTATTTAAATACATTATCAATATTGACGTAAATAATTCTATATTTTCTAGAATCAATATGATTTTGTATTTTTTGAATACTTGACGCGCCACTGAGTTTTTACTCCACGCGGAGTTAGAGTCCGGCCCTTCTAAGGACGGACAGATGAAGCGAGCACGGTTTACGGAAGAGCAGATCATCGGGGTGCTGAAGGAGCACGAGGCCGGCGCGAAGACCGCCGATCTGGCGCGCAAGCATGGCGTCTCGGAAGCGACCCTCTACAACTGGAAAGCCAAGTACGGCGGCATGGACGTCTCCGAGGCCAAGCGGCTGAAGCAGCTCGAGGACGAGAACGCGAAGCTTAAGAAGCTCCTGGCCGAGCAGATGCTGGACGCAGCCGCACTCCGAGAGCTTCTTGCAAAAATGGTAGGGCCCGCCGCAAAGCGCGAAGGCGTCGCGCATCTGCAGGCCGTAATGGGCCTGTCGTAACGGCGGGCCTGCTCGATCGTCAACGCGGATCGCACGATGATCCGGTATCGCTCGTGCCGGTTCCCGGACACGGAACTGCGGACGCAGTTGCGCGACCTCGCCAAAGAACGCAAGCGGTTCGGCTATCGGCGGTTGTTCGTTCTGCTGCGCCAGAACGGCGAACCGTCCGGGATCAACCGCATCTATCGGCTCTACTGCGAAGAGGGCCTCACGGTGCGCAAGCAGCGAGCGCGGCGGCGCGCTGTCGGAACGCGGGCGCTGATTCTCATCGAGGCGGCCGCCAGCGTCCGCTGGTCTCTGGATTTCGTCCACGATCAACTCGCCAACGGTCGCCACTTCCGCATTCTCAACATCGTCGACGACGTGACGCGCGAATGCCTGGCGGTGATCCCGGACACCTCGATCTCTGGCCGCCGCGTGGCGCGCGAACTGACGGCGCTGATCGAGCGGCGCGGCAAGCCCGGCATGATCGTCTCCGACAACGGGACCGAGTTCACTTCGAACGCCATGCTTGCCTGGGCGCAGGACAACGCGATCACCTGGCATTTCATCGCACCCGGGAAGCCGATGCAGAATGGCTTCTGCGAGAGCTTAAACGGTCGCATGCCCGACGAGATTCTCAACGAGAGCCTGTTCCTTGGCCTGGATCATGCGCGCGAGACGATTGCCCGCTGGGTCGCCGACTAAAATCAACGCCGGCCGCAATCCGCGCTCGGCTACATCCCGCCGGCTGCCTATGCAGCCAACCTCAACGCAATGCGCGGGCGTCTAGGCAATCCCGCCAGCCCGGCAGCCCGCACATTGCTCCACCCGCGCCAGACGGCGTAAAACCGACCGAGGCACTAATCGCCGCGGGATGAATGTTCAGTGGCACGTCATACGCTGGCGTCAGGCTATCGACCGGATCGGTGGGCGATGCCTACGACAACGCGATGTACGAGAGCTTATTCGCAACCCTCGAATGCGAACTGCTCGACCGCAGCCGGTTCAGCTCGCACACAGAGGCGCGGATGGCGGTCTTCCACTTCATCGAGGGCTTCTACAACCCCTCACGCCGCCATTCGGCGCTGGGCTATCTCTCGCCGTTCGAATACGAAAGAAAGCTTCTTGAACTGACATGACCCCGCCCAAACCGTGAACCGTCCACGGAAACGGGGCAACTCTCCAACTCAAGTCATTGCGCGACAAGTGATTGCGTCACACGGGTCCGCAATAGGGTCCGCTGGTGTGGTAGGGTTCAATCTGAGGCGGCAGGAAATGGAAGTCCGTAAATCAATTCAATTGCCTAACTCTTTTCGGCAGTTGATCAAAAATGACAGGAAGGCCTGCAAGCTGAGCATTTTCGCATTAAATTTGCTCATTTGCGGTGCACAAAGGATCAGTTTCCCCGGACTTTAGAGGCCGTCTGCTCTCATTTCCCCTTGAACTCGGGAAGAGCAAGGAAAGCTTCGATATCTCGCAGCACAGCCGCCTCGTCTTTCGGTCCAAAGCCGATATAGGGGCGCGGCGGGATCACGGACTTCTTGAGGAAGACGAAGCCAGCCTTTTTGCGGACCCCGCGCCGCGCGGGCATCGGGATGGCGAGCATTTTAGCGTTTTTCGGTCGGATTGTTGCGCCAAACTGGTGAACGGCATCGTAAGGGGGCGCATTCGGTCCAAGGCGCAGACAGTTCGCATCGACCCGATAATTGAGTTGCCGGAATAGGCGGCCCGATTTGCGCAAGATCGGCTGGCCTGTGCCCCTGATCTCCCTCGTCAATTTTGAATGCGGTGCCCAAGCCTTACCGTCCGGATCGGTTTGGCTTTCAAAGCGGTCACGCGTCACCTTTAACAACGAAGCGCCGATTGTTCGAAGCGCACGGTCAGGACTTTTCACTTTGATTGCCAAGTCTTTGAGCGCCTTAAGCGCCGGCGAACTGGGCAGCGGATAGACAAGCAGAATAGTCATTTTTGTGGTTCCAAAGTACCTTTATTCAGCTTGTCCGGCAGGATCATTTGCCGGTCACTTCTTTCAGGGCTTCTGAAAAGCTGATCCTGCGCTCAGCCGAGATCGCACGTGCCCGAGGCAGTAGCCCTTCGGGATCATCCGCCACCGAATATCCCGTTGGCACGGCAATCTTTGCATCGGCTGCGCCTTGCGGTGCATCGCCGATGCTGATTTTGCCATATGAAATCACCTTGGGCTGTTCGGCCATGAACCGGAGAAACCAAGACCGATGGCCCTCGGTTTCCTCACCCACTCCACCTGAAAAGCGAATGACTGAACCGTCATCAAGCTTTTCAAGAAAGGCGACCATACCGGCTTCGTGCCTGGGGAGAAGGCGCCCTTCGGCCACCAGCTTTTCGACCTGGTGCCGGGTTTCGATTGCGCGGATGCGCGCCTCATATTCAGCCGCGACAGTCGAATAGCCATCGTCGCCAAACGTCAGAATTCCGGTCTTTCCGTCAGCGAATGTGACAGGTTTCATGCCCTTTACCGCAGGCACAGCAGCCCCAAGAAAGCCGACATGGCGGAGCGACAGAACGCCGGAAACAGGGTTGTCCGGCGCATCAGGAGACCAGAACGCTGCGCTGATCTTCTTGAACCGGCCGGCGCGCACAGTTTCAGCAAACTGATCATCAACGTCGCGCAATGTGGCAAAAAGCCCGTCGCCCTGAACCTGCAAGCCGCTAACCCAAGCATAGGCCGGCGCATCGGTCTTTGGATGCCCAATGACCACCGGAGCCTCATGTTTGGCCGGATCGTACTGCGCGGCCGCCGCTTCGATCATATCCGGAGTAATGTCAACCGGCTGGCCGTCCATCGGTCGATGCCGCCCAACACGGAAAATCTCGATTGGGTCGAGATCGTTCGCAACAGCGCTTGCAGCTTCAGGCTTCATCTTTGCCCCTCAAACCACGTTCTGAAACAGGAAGCCGGAGGCAATTCCGGTGACGACAGGCTTGCGTTCGTAGGTCACACCGCAAACATGGCTCTTGCGATCGTTGTCCCATGCCACCGGCTCAACATAGGGATGGCCCTTGAGCGTGTAAGTATAGCCGAACGACGGTTCTTCCGGCCCTTCCGGCGAGGCCGGAACATAAGCCAGAACGCCGCAGTTGCCCCAGACATCGCTGAAGGTTTCGGCGTTTTCCGGGCCATCGAGCACAACAGACTGGCCGACCTTGAGCGTGTCGAGATCAAACATCGCCGCCAACATCGCCGTCGTGATGCTCTCGGCGGTCGTATACTTGAACCGCTCGATGATCTTGGGGTGACGCTTCAAGGCACTGAACGCCGGTTTGGAGATCACCATGCGGTTCGGGTCAACACCGCAAGACAATCGAACAACCTCTTTCGCCCCGGCAATGTCACCTTCCGGATCACTGTCGGGGTCGGACCATTTCGACGTGCCGGCGAGCGCGAGCTTCCGACCGTCCGGGAAATTGTCGGGATTGGTGGCCAGCTGAGCCTGCTCATATTCCAGCGTCAGCGTCAGGGAGTTCATCACGACGTTCACGCCGCGCCGCTGCATGTCCACGCCGGGAACAGTCGCCGCATCATCCATCAGTTCGCGCGGGATGACGGCATTCAGAGCATCCTGAACCAGCTCGAACGGCTTGCCCTTGTAGCCAAAACCAATCGTTTGCGTGCTTGCGCCCGGCGCGCGGCGGGCCGCATAGAGGCGGAACGCTTCGCGCCCGAACTCAAGGACGGTGCCGCCACGGACATTGACCGGAACCGAAGGGAACAGGGTGTTTCCGACACGCTCTGCGCTGACATAGCCTTGCGCCGCGGCTGTCAGCACCGGATCGATGACGCGCGCCTGTCTGGTGTTCATCATGTGGTTTCTGCCTTCTCAGGAAGCCGCACGGGCGGCAAAAGTGGTTGAGCGGTGGTGTGGTGGCAAACTGCCCTCTGATCCGCCCGTGGCGCGCGTCAGATGGCCGTCAGATTTGATTGCAGAGCGACGGGGGCGTGGAGTGCCGTCAGCTTCGAAGCGGACGCCATGCCTGGAGAGGACAGAATGAACCATTGACAGGGGCTGTCGGCATTCCATGGCAATGTCGATGTCATCAAGCCCGCGCTCATAAAGCGAATACACACGGCGCGCGCTGAGTGTTGCACTGCCCTTTGTCCCGAAGGTTCCGGCTTCAGCCCGGATGCGCGGCAAGGCAACTCCCAAACGGGATGCGATTTCCGACAACAGAAGGCCCTGACCATAGAGTTCACTGAACCGCTCACGCTTCTGCGCGCTTATCCGTGCGCTCGCGGTCGCGTCAGGGTTCGCCCCGGCTTGTGTGACTGGCGGTGACACCCGCGCTTGCAAAATGACGCGGTCCACAAGTTCAACTGTCGCCCGGCTCCGGGCCGCGATTGAAGCGATGGTCATGCCGCGCTGCGCCAGTGCGATGATCCGCGCTTGCTGGGCACGTTTGAAATCTGCACTGCCTTGGTTGGCAGCGAGAATATCGGCAACCGACCTGCTTCCTACCCCAAGGGCTGCGCTGATTTCGCTGACGGTCGCGCCGCTGGCGTAGGTGGCCAACACTTTCTGCCGCAAGAGACGCGGATCAAAAAGCACGGTCGTCGGAACGCGAAGGGTTTCTCCCGGAAAATTCAGAAGCAGCGCGCGGGCAATATCCTTGCCGCACAACTCAACAAAGTCTTCGGTCGGGCGAAGCGGAACATGGAGACGCCGACCACGCAACCGGTCGACAAAGCCGGAAAACTGCGGCCCGAGCGCTTCCTTAAGAGCAAAGCCCGGCGTGTCATTCGCCTGATGCTGATTGCGATGGATATCGCGGCTGCTCATCTTGCCCAATGCTCCGAGGAAACTCGGAGCATTTAACCTGTCAAGACGCGCCGCGCGCAGGCGCAGCGCGCGCCCTTACGCAGGCCGGGATCGCAGATAGGATGTCCTTGCTGTTGGGGCTGAAGCGTCCGGAGCCGCCACCGGAACGATCCACCAGCATTCCCGCCGCGTGGTGTTCATGAGTAGTCACGCGGCGGGGATATCGCAAAAGGACATTGGAAAATGAGCCGCCTATCCGCCGTGCGGCTCCGCTGTCGGCTCGTGATCCCTCCGGCGGGAGGGCCACCGACAACGGGCATTCAAAATCGCCGAAGGGTTGGAATTCGTCAACCCTGATTATGCTGTATGGTGGTCTTTTTGGGGCGTTCGATCATGGCATTCAGTGCTGTGATCGCCTTGCGAGCCTGCGCGAATGTCAGAAAGCGGGCGGATGACACCTTGAAGGTGTTTTCTAGCCACAGCCCCAGCGAGCGCATATCCCCCATGCCAACCGTGTAATCTCGCCACAAGCGCTCGACCATTGAAATCTGCTTGAGCGTGGCAGCGCCCGGTCTGCGATCCGAGCTTCGCAAGGCTTGTTTTGCTGTTGAGACAAAACCCAACCCCTCGAAATGTTTCATCAGCCTGTCGAAGGCTTGCAGGTTCAGTTGTTTTGTCGATGGCTGACCATCGACCATGCCGGGACAATCCTTTCCATAGAGCGCGACAAGCTGTTTGAAATCGGTGTCGCTCATGTTGGTTCGCCGCTGAGCAACACGCAGAAGGCGGCACCGGACGGGATCAAGCATTTTCCCCTCGATCCAAAGCTTTTCTGTCCCGCCTGTCACGATCGCGCAGCGCTCCTTCGGCAAGAACACCGAATGCCCGCAAAAGGCCTCCCAGATCTTCGCCACGCACCTGCAACTGATTTGTATTTTCTCCGATGAGCTGTTCCACAGCGCGCAACGCGCAAGCCAGATGATAACCAGCAAACATGTCTTCCCGCAGCTGGGCCTCCTCTTCTTCCGCTCGGATTTCTGCGTCAATGTCCCGGCGTGTCTTCTTCACTTCGTTCGTCATGTTGGCCTCATTCATGGTTCAATTAGATGAGCGTGGAGCGGCGAAGTCGGGTTGCAGCTACCCGAACCCCGAAAGGCATGAGGAATATCGCTGGTGGCGCGTCAGATGGGCGTCAGATTTGATCCTGAAGTGAGAGGTTGCGGCGCAGCTCATGAGCGCGGCTCCAAGATTGCGCGTTGGCTCTGGTTGACGGTCTCTAATGCCCGTTTAAGATAGGTGAGGCTCTCACTTGCATCGCGGATATGCTCGATCCGCACCGTGGGGCAGTCCCCACAGAAGGACCTGGCCTCCTGAACGGCTTTCACCACACCATCGGCATGATAGCGGGCTCCGATGGCGCGCAGGGCGCGAAAGGCGTCCATGCCCTCAACGCCGAGGCTTGCGGCGATCCTGTCGCAATCTGAGGGCGTAATGCCGTTGATTTCCTCGCGGCGCGGAACTCGACGGGAAATCTGCGTCAAAGCACCTTTGTCGGTGTTCACCTGTTTGAGAACATCGTGGTTGCCACAGAAAACAATGGGCAACCCTGCTTCGTCCCAGAGATAGAGCAATTCCCGGAAATGCTTGATCGGAAGGTTCTGCGCTTCATCCAGTATGAGGACTTCACCGGGCACGTACCGGGCGCGCATCAGTGCCAGATGCGTCGCGGCGATGCCCCGTTCAGGATAGACGTTTAAGATGGTCGCAATTTCAGAAAGCAGATTGCGCATGGAGCCCGCAATGGTTCCTGTGCAAACAAGATATGAGCGGACGTGATGGCGGCGCATCCATTCC